ACTTATTAAACTTAAGTTCATCTCTAGAAATCTCTGAAGCACGACCCATGTTAAACCCATTGTCTGCTTCCATTCTAGATGAAGGTACATTTAGAGACTGATATAACTTCTTCTTGAAGTATTCGATATCATCTATATCTGCTAGGTTTTGACCGCCTGGCAATGTAGTAATCTCTGTTCCTCTACCACCTTCTCTTCTAGGTAACCAAAAATCTTCTAACATACTCATATGTTTTCTATCATCTTTGATTTCACCAGTATCTGCATTGTAAACAAGTTTATTTCTATACTTGTTCATTGTCTCTGCAAGGTACTGTTCTGCTTTCGCCTTAGGTAAGTTACCTACATCAATATAAAAAATTCTTCTTTCGGGAGCACGTGATATTCTGTAAATAACAAGTGCATCTTCCATCATTGATAACTGATTTGCAGTCTTCAATGCTTTATGCAGATACCCGATAACTGCATTCTTATTGTAATCTAAAAGACCCGAAGTCGTATAACATACTGCTTCAGGTGCAATTTTAAGTGTAGAACCTTCTACAGCACTACTCTTATCGAACCCTTTATCATTGAAGACGTAAAATTCTTCAATGTTTTTGATTCTTTTAATTCCGTCTTTTCCTTTCTCTTCTTCTACGTTTCTTACCTTCTTAATTTTAAGAGGGTCGACACTTCGTAAATCTACAAGACCTAGTTTCGGTCTTTTAGAGTCAACGACTTTATGGAAGTAAATTCTTCCATCAACGTACCATTTTCGGAATATTTCATGAGAGTTCTGATTGAACTTCATTAGTGATAGGATTGTGTAAAACTCGTCCTGTATCTTTTTCTTAATACCATCTGAGAGTTTTAGGTCTCTGAGGTCAAGTGTTACAATCCTATCGGCACTATCCGAGGTGATACACTCATTAACAATGTCTTCAATAGCAGCGTCACATTCAGGTACTAAGGAAGTCTCTCTGTATCTTCTAATGAGTTCAACCTCATTCTTGATACCACCTTCCATATCGACATAGGCACCATAAGCACCTCCTGCGATAAATCCTGCCTGTTGACTAATGACGGGAGTGCCGTCATCGTCTACTTGAGGGACAAACGAACTTGCGTTCGGTGTCTCTGTGGCCCTTAACTCGTCTTTCTTACGAGATATTTCAAATCCAAATATTTCCATACTATTATTTATAACACCTTAAAAGGGTTAATTTCACTTTAAATTGTCTTAGATTACTCTTTCCCAGTGAGAATATGAGAAACTTACTTCAAATGTTTCTAGACCGTCTGCTTGTTCAGTTGATAATTCAATTGAACCTACTGAAGTCGGGAACATATTAAAGAACTCATATCTCGCTAGAACTGAATCATCTTTACCTAGTTGTTCTACAAATGCTCTTGATACTAAGTAATCGTTATTAGTAGCAGCAGCTGAATCACCGTAACCAGCGATATCTTGTTGCCATCCTTCTAGGGCAGTTCTTGAAGAGAACTCAATATCATTAATGATACTAACTGTCCATGCATCAAATGTTCTGTCACCAGCAAGTTTAAGGTTCATTCCTCTGAAAGGGATTGTAATCTCTGCAACTGTTGAAGCAGGCATTGATGTTGCTGTTGCAAGTAATTCGATATTTTGTCCTGAACGAGGTACGAACACTCTAAATCTGTTAGCTCTTGGGCCGCCACCGATTAATTGTGCTTTGAATTGGTCTATTGTTGCCATTTATATACTCCTAATATTAAACTGCACTGTATACTTCAGTAAACTCGACACCACTTCTAGCAGCAACGAAGTTCAGAGTAATAAAGTTAATAGACCTGTTCGGTTTAACAAAGATAGAACATACAAATTCGTTTCTATCGATAACCGTATCAGTATTGTTTGTTTCGTCACATAGGACAGTAAAGTCGATTAGACCTCTTCTATTTTTAACATCTCTTAAGAAAGGTTCAACAGCAGCTCTAAATTGTGCTCTTGTGAATGCATCGTTGAATTCAAAGAGTTGTGCTTTAGCGGCAGTTGCGATTGCTTTCTCTAGAACTATGAACAATCTTCTTACAT